TGGGGCGATGCACCAGAATTCATTGGCACATCGCACATAGCATCAGAGTTTACTGGATGGGAACCCAAGTAAAACTTGTAGCTATTAGCATCCAGATTTCCCTGATTATTACCAATATAGTAACCAGCGCCATGCCCAATAGCAATATTAAAATCGCCGTTTTTATTAGACTGTATAGTGTGGTTACCAATACCAACATTACCCGAACCATTTACATTCCCCACTAGAGCTCGGAAGCCAACGGCTGTGTTATCAGATCCGTAAAGATTACAGCCCATAGCATAAGAGCCAATGGCCGTATCATTAAATCCCGTATAGTTCGCACCTAAGGCATAGTAACCAAATGCAGAGTTATCTGCACTCGTATGTCCCGGAGTAGAGAGCTGACCAATTGCCAGTTCGCCCCCTATGGTTGTCCGCGTAGAGGGAGTAGAGAAGTTGTCTGTCTGTATGCTCTGTCCCACTAAGAAATTAGCAGTAGAGTCTACAATGTCAGACAGGCTAGTACGTAAATCCTCAGGTGATATCTGTTGTGTACCATTATCTGGTAACAAGACAGCGATAGAGGCGAGGTATTGCGCTGGTGTATAGGCCGTCATGTGTTACCTTACTTGATTTGGATTTTTAGAGTTTGGAGATCAAACTTCATAGCATCTCCAGCATATATAACTCGCGGGTTCCCTAACTGTCCATGAAAAAGCAGATTACCAGATCCGTATGTAGAGTGATCTACAACCGCAACTCCAGACGCCCATCCCCAGTCAAGTAGGGCTGTAGTGAATAGAATGTTGGAAGCGTTTTTAAAGACACCGCTACCTACTGCGCTATCCGCAGTCAAGTAATCCCATGCGCTTGCTCCAGAGCTTGCTGGCGGACCTAAGTCAACGCGGGCGTATCCAGTTCCAGAGCCGTTGATACCTGAGGGAATCTCTGGAATCGAAGCTCCAGTATCAGAGTCTACAGGGGCAGTGCTAGTAAGGGCGATAGATATGGTAGAAGGCTTAGCGAACGTCTCGTCGCCTAGAATGTGATGTAACAGGCCAGATTCTAAATAATCTGATAGTGCAGCCATTGGAAACTCCTTGAATTATCCTTATGGGTGGATGGGACATATATAGTATTATACACAAAAACGTCTTACGCAAAGACGTTATCAACGGCGGTTAAATAAAGCTTCTGTATTTCTCGTATTTTCTGTTGAGATGGATTGAGCTATCTTTATAGATATAGTCTAACAGCCTAACAGAATGCTTGTGTTTAGTTGTCATTAAAGAGCAGGTGTTCTTACCTTTACGCCTATAGTAATACTGACTGTCGATACCAAAGGCTGCCAATCTAGACTGTAGTTCTATATTGAAGGTGTCAGTGGTTGTTATACCAACGCAAAGGTATTTACCCTTCCTCGCTGATACAGAGCCGTCTCCGTCGAACACACCCCTTACAAAGTGATGTTCCAACTCTGGATTGATCCACTTTGGATACTCTAAGATTAGGGACTTATTAGGTAGGCATCCCCATTTAATTAGGTCGTCAGCGAGAGCCTTTCTATTGATGCATAGGCATGTCTGCGGCTTCCTATGGGGGAATTTTTTAGGCGGAGGTATATCATATAGAGGGCCGTCATAGCCTAGAATATCCTTGATCCTATATAGAATATGCTCGTCTTCTTTTTGTATCTGAATACGGCATTTACCAGAGTTTTCCACACATCCATCAGAGTAGAACCATCCTAGAATATAAGCCTTTTCTTCTGTGTCTATTTGGTTGAAAAACGTTTCGTCTACGTTGTAGTTAGCATTTATATTGGTATGCCCGTGTGCTAACAATAGAGCTCTTACACTGGATTGACTATGACCAATTTGTTTAGCTATCTGAGTGTGATTCAAGCCAGAATTATGTAGCCGTATCACTGTATCTAGCTTATCCTTAAGCAGGTTGTCACGGTTTACACTTGACTTGTTTTGGTTAGTCAAACCTTCTCTTTCTATAAATCTTAAAATACAAGTCTTACTATGAGGGAGTATCTGAGCCATTTTGTAAGCACTTATTCCTTGAGACAACATAGATATTATCTTATCTTTGTTTTGATCTATTCTTAACATCCGTTTAATCCTAATCGTATAATAAAAGTGAGAACAGTCTGATGCAAATAAAAAGTGGGGTGATTGCTCACCCCACTAATTATAGTAACTAAAGGTAGTTTAGAAACTCCCAGCGATGATGCGCCTGTTGTCCAATACGGCAAAGCCCATCTCAGCCCATCCGTAGTATCCAATTCTTTGTTGTCTGTGCAAAGCGGGATCTTCGAAGATTTGAAGACTCTCTTTGACAGGCATGATGAAGCTGTCACTTGCAGATTGGTCAAGACCAATTACAAGCTCGTCATCAGAAGCTTGGATAGCACCATTAAGACCAGTGGCAGAAGTGAAGAGAGTTTGATACTCTTGGCCTACACCAAGCTCATCGAGATCTCTCAGGTTCACACCAAAGATATTAGTGATAGGCGCTCCGCCCTCACCAGCGTTGTAAATTTGCTGACGTGTTGCATCAGAGATTTGGTCAAATCCCCAGTTACGCACATCTTCTAGCGCTTCAGGAGAAACGTAGAGGTCTGTTAGACGTCCACGATTACCAGAAGTGGTGTTTCCACCAGCATTACGTCGCATGACTGTTTGCATAAGCGAAACTAAACGCTTACTAAACATACCACGAGTAGCGTCACCATCGTGAACCAAAATGTTACGGTCAACAGCGGCAGCCAAAATGGTGTACCATCCGTCGTCGTTCATTTTCTTAACGAAACCGGCTTCCATTACTTGCATAGCACGAGCTGCGATATCCCAACGGGCGTCACGAGCAAAGCGAAGTAAGTAATCGATAGCACTTACGATTCCGTAGGTTGTGATTGTGACATAGTCACTTTCAACGCTACGCTCAGGAATACGACCGTGACCGGGATTAACGTAAGCAATGTGCTCACCTTCAGATCCGGGTGGTAGCAAATCCAGAGGATACTCAGTAGAAGCGCCAGCTTCAACCTGAATAATCTCGAAGATGTCTCCTAAGATGTTACCACTTAGAACGCCCTTACGTAAAGGTGTTTCTAAGGCGGTAGCTAATTCCCGCTGTGCAGCAAACGCCACATTTTGATCGCGGTGACCAGTCAGTCTGAGCAACTGAATAAATGCATCAGATGGTCTTTCATTAAAAGCCATTATTTTTATCTCCTTCTAGAGGTGTTATTATCTTAACCGAAGTTAGGAAGGTTAACGTGAACTTTGGCATATCCATCGGCATCTTTGTTAGATCCGAAACGTCCGATTGCAAGCACTCCAGATGAGTGACCTACAGCGGCTGCATTACCAACATTTCCGGCAGTTGAGCCGTCCACGTAAGCTACTTGTCCGGGAACGGGAGCACCAGTAATGTTATTGGTAACCACATAGCCCTGAGTCATAATGGTAACTTTTCCACCCAATTGTACTTCGTCTTTGTACTGGTTAAGGTGTTCTCTTGTGAGATCTTTGTTAACAACATCGTTAAGCAAAATTCCCATAGGGACACTAGTAGCGACCCCTGCTTCATATTGAACAAGGTTTGCACCTTGGTCCATTGCTGCACCAGATGCATTTACAGCATCTAGGCAAACTACTCCACCACGAGTGGCAGTACCAGCATTATAAAAGTGGCTGATATCAGTAGTCTCTTCGTGTCTGTCGCCTTTTAAAGCCATTGTGTATTCTCCTTTGAATATACTTTAAGAGTTACTTAGATTCTTTGCTGATTGAAAGTTTACCAAACCATTCGGCTACATCAGCGTGTAGTTTAGTGGTTTTCTCATCAAGATCGTCTGTACCATCCTGAAGAGAAGCTTCAGAACTTTCAAGACCGTCAAGATCGCTCAGATTAAGTTCTGCTTTAGCATCTTTTTTCTTTGCGTCTTTCTTGTCTTTGTCTTTCTTGTGTTTGCCGTAGTATTTGTCATCGTCGTCTCCCATTTTCTTTGGAGGGAAAGCCGATATAACAAAAGATTCGAACGCTTCGTCTTCCAAAGCGTCCAAAGCTGCACAAGAAACTTCAGCCTTGTCTTGTTCCAAGCCTGCTTCAACTAGGCGGGCAACTCTTGCAGTTGTACGCGCAGCTTTTTCTGCTTCTGCTTTAAATGCTTCGGCAGCTTCTAGGCTTGCTTTTGTTTCGTCGAGTTCTTTTTGAAGATCTACTAGAACTTCGATTTTTGCATTTGCTTCGACAAGTTGCGTAGCAACGGTGTCAAGCTCTTCTTGCTTAGCAGTCACAAGATCAGTTTGTGCTTGAACTGCGGCTTTGTGAGATTCGATAGTAGAAGCAAACTCTTTGTCTTTAGCCGTTTCGATGTCAGCTTTGATTGCTTTATTAGCAGCAACCGCTTCCTTCAAATCTGCTTTCAGAGTGTCGAGCTGCTCTTTATATACGTTTTCGTCAGCCATTTTAGTATCATCTCCTGTGTTAAAATTAACAGAGTTATCATTAGCATTAGCAATAAATGCCGTAGTACTTTTGGTCTTAGGGCTTAGGATAACGCTATCTGGGTTGGCTGGTTTAGAAACCAAACCTTTTCCAGAAAACGAAATATTACGAAGCGCCCTACCTACTTTGTATCCTTCGTATTCTCCGAGGCCGCCGTAGCAGCGTAAGTGTTTGGTTAGAAATGCGGAAGCTTCGTTTCTTTCAAGAAGCTTGGACTGTCCATCTTCGCCGATCAAAGCGTAATCGAATCCGGCAAAGAGACACTCCATAGAGACATACCATTTATCGCCCTCTTCAATCTCTGCGATAATCTGCTCCATTCGTTCTTTGTTTTCGTCCTGCATCCAACTGTTATAGATCACCGCTTGGGTCACTATATCAAATTCTTTAGGAACATCGGAAGCTGAAGCCGTTATGGGATGGCCTAACTTATCTACAATGTAGCTCCCAGTGATATGCCCAATGATATCGTTCTCATTGTGCATAAAATTAAACTGTTTGTCCTCAGGCGTTGCTCTCGCTGCCCAAGTGTCTGAGTTGAGGAATACGTCATCGTTACGATTCCATCCCGTCGATACTAAGACTGCCTCTAGATAGTAAAGATCCATCTGATCTTTATTCTCCGCAAGGATCTTATTAACGATGCTACCCTTACTGAGTTTGTTATCTGGACGATAGACAGCCTCAGTGCAGTAAGCAATAGAAGCTTGGGACGCGACAGTATCGCCGACGCCGTCTTCTATCTCACGTTGAAAAATTTTGATTTTATTCATAAATTTAGTTACCTCGTAGAATTATACACAATTTATAAAAAATAATGTAAATTACTCACTAGTTGCATATTCTATGAATAGGCTAACCACCCTTTTCTTGTAATCATCGATAGATAATAAGGTGACGTCGATGCCTCTTGCGTGCATGTCATCTAGGAACTCATCTGCTACCCGCTGACCTGAAGTAAAGGCTGCCTGCATAGATTCTGGCGTGATATCAGACATGTAATCTGCCTGTACCAAAACGTCCAGTTTCATGCGTTCCAGCTCTGTAATTTCCGCCTTGGTTAACTTCCTCTTATTTGCTTTCCCTTTGATATGTAAGAAAGCCGTGTCTGTCATCTCAGAGATATCATGGAAGGCATCTTGAGCCCACACGATAAACTCCGCTACTCCCGGCTTGCTCTTAGGAGTGTCCACCCTTCTCTTACGAGGCTTGGTGTCCGTCTTATTTGCAGGACGCCCATTAGGGTTAGATGTTTTCTTTTTAGGACTACCACCGCCCTGTCCAACAGGCCCCGTTGGTTTATCGGGATCTGGCGGATACAACATTTTATCAGGTATAGTAGTAGTAAGCCCCACGTCTGCTGGCAGGATAGACCCCACTTGCAGTGCGATT